AGCAAATATTTTTTATTGTTTTAGGTGATGACAATTTGTTTGCTGTCTCAGTATTATATAGAGATAGATTTAATGAAGCCAGTGTTGCTCCTTATTTAAAGGAACTTGGCTTAACGTATACCTCAGATACTAAGGATGGTCTTAATGTTTCATTGAGATCATTGTCTGAGGTTACGTTTTTGAAGCGAACTTTTAGATTTGAACCTTTTGTTTCAAGATGGGTTGCACCATTAGATTACGATACAGCAATGCAGATTTCTTATTTTATTAAGAAAACTGGCATTGTTGATATTGCAGTGGCAACAAATCTTGACACAACTGTTCGTGAATTATCTTTGTATGGAGCTACAAAGTTCTATGAGCAGATAGATAAAATTACTAATGCTCTTAGAGATAGTGGCTTAGATGCTAGGCTTCGTACAAAACAATGGGAGGTAGCGTTGGAAATTGCGCTTTCCCAGATGTATCAGTTCTAATTTAAAGAGGGCTTGAAATCCCAGTTAAGTTTTCCGTCTGAGGACGATAAAGAGGTTGTAAGTGACAGCTTGGAACTTTCGGGTTGAGCCTATTCCTTATATAGGCGGTACCACGTCTTGCTTGTTATATTTGATATTTCTTTCAAAAATCTATATTATTTATATTCGCGGTGGTATACCAGAGAGACACTGGATAAAAGATTTGAGGATGTAGGAACAGGAGTGACTGTTCTACACCAATAAATTCACTCAAGATACAATTTCCAATTTACAGCTGGAAGACACAACAGCTGAAAATAAATTAAGTGTCTCTTCTAATGTTGATACCGAGCAAACTGGTAAAACTACCACTTTTGTTCATGATGCAGCAACTAAGATTGTGGAACCTGGTTATCGAGCTAGTCTAAATGATATGCTCGTAGTCGATTCTGCACCTATGACAAACCAGAATCTTTATGATTTTCTTGCGAAGCCTGTTAGATTGTATAACAATGCGTTTGCGGTTACTGATTCTGGTAATACTGTTATTTCTAATGGTATTCTTGCCAGCATCCATGGTTCTTCTCAGTTCAGTATTTGGCTCAAAAAACTAGCTGGGTTTTATGCTACTAGATTTACCATGGTTTTTAGGCTTGTTGTTAATGCTAATAGGTTTCAACAAGGAAGATATATTCTTGCTTTTTGTCCTTCAGGTGGTATGGGCAACTGTGTTAATGCTACTGATTGGTATTTAAAACATTCAGCTACATTAACTCAAGTAGTCCAGTTACCACATGCTGAGATAGATCTTGCCACTGAGAGTGAGGTTACATTGAAAGTGCCTATGGTCATGAATCAAAATGCCATGCCCCTCTGCCCAATAACTTTAGGTTATGATAGCTTATGGGATCTTGGTTCTCTTTTTACACGTCCATATTCACCTCTGGTGGCTCAA